GCGGTCCTGCTTGGAGCGCAGCACGCGGTTGCCTTGGGCGGTGTCCTCGTTGGCTCCGAGCAGACCCCACAGGTTGCCGAAGGCGGCGTTGGCTGCTCCGGCACCCTGCTGCAGGTTGTTCAGCTGCTGGTTGTTGTTCGGGTTGACTCCCTGCTGCTGCATCAACCGAGCCATCGCATCCTGACTCATGCCTTGCATCGGTGCTGGCGGCGGACCACCAGCGAAGGCGTTTCTGTAGTTGTTCTGCAGATACTGGTCAGCGTTGTTGTATGCCGTGTCGATCGACGCCCGGTCCTGGTTGACGGCCTGCCCGAAGCTGGCTGCCAGCTGGTCGTATTGGCTGGGATCGAACGCCCGCATGGGCATCCCCTGGTAGTCGGGCAAGTCCAGGTTCTGGGCGGCAACATCTTTCGGCCTACCCGCCTTCAACAGCTGAGCCATCCAGTCCATCTGCGCCTGGGTGATGCCCCCTGCACCACCACCACCACCACCGCCACCACCACGACCACCGGAGCCGCCGGGACCCAGCCCCTTCTTCAAGCTGTTGATCGCCGCGCTCGACGGGTTGTTGCCGATGGCCTGCTGCATGACGTCGTACGCCCTGCCGACCTGGTTGGAGTTGATGTTGTTGCCGTAGTACTGCCGGGCGTAGGAAGCCCACGGGGTATCGACCACGCCTCGCGGGTTGTTCGGATCGGTCATCCCGATCCGCGCTCGCTGGCTGGCCGGAGTGACCCGGTCGCGAGGCTGGGCGTACCTGCTTTCGTCGAGGACTCCGACCATCACACACCTCCAAGGAACGGACGCATCGCTTCGATGGCCAGCGCGGCGTTGGCGATGTCCTGCTGCTTCTGTTGCTCCAGCGCCGCCAGGCTGTTGTTGTAGTAGGCGTCCATCTGTGCTCCTTGCAGATCGTAATTCTGCGCTTCCTGCTGAGCGTCTTGTTGTGCTCGGCCGTACTGGGTGGTGTAGTCCCCGAGGTAGTTGCCCATCGAGCGCTGCATGACCCCGGATGTGACCCCGGGGCCCTGCAGGCCACGGTGGGCGAACGATGCCTTGAAGTCCGGCAGGCCGCGGTTGAAGCTCTGGCTGAGATCGGTGAGCGACCGGCTGCCACGCTGCTGGGAGAGGAACCGACCGTAGGCGTTCGTCGAACGATCGGTGTTGTAGCGGTAGCCGAGGTCGGCTGCCTGCTGGGTGTACGCCCCGGTGTCGGGCACCCCGTAGCCGTTGAGTGCCATAGCTAGCGAGCCCGTATGATCTGCATCAGACCGATGTACGGCGGCAGGTTGCCGTTGACCGCCGACGCGCTGGCGGGACCGGTGGCGGCAACCAGGCCAGGGACCTGCACGGTGTGGGTGTGGTTAGCGCTGATCCCTCCGGTGGAGGCGCTACCGGCGGCTTCGGTGTCCTGCGGACTGGCACCACCACTCGACGATGCGCCCGACAGCCCCCCGGTGGTGGTGAAGTAGTCGATCTTCTGTGGGCCGGACCCGGGTCCGAGGACGTCGATCAGGTTGTTGCCGATGTTGGTCATGTTCAAGAAGTTCGTCGTCCCACCGACCCCGGCGGCGTAGTGGATGTGCTCGCCGGTGGGGTGCGTGTGGGGGAACTTGTGCGTGTGCAGGGGCGCGGTGTGCACATGATCGGCGCTGACGTTGCTCGACGTAGCCACCGCGTGAGTGTGGTCGATGGCGTGGGTGTGCGGGCCGACACCGACCGAATCAGCGCTGCCGCCAGTGGAGCCGACGATGTGACTGGCATCAGTCCCGAGAGTCATCTTCCCGCCGAGGTCGGGCACGTTGAAGCTGCCTCCGGCACCTCCGAAGACGTAGGCAATGACAGCGAACAACTCCGGGTAGTCGGCGGTCGAGTACGACTTCCCGTCGCAGATCAGCCACTTGCCGCCGGGAGGTGTCGCTCCCCCGCCGTAGGACATCACGATCCCCACCGGGAGCACGGCATCGACGTAGTTCTTCGGCGCAGCGTCGAGGTCTGCCACCGGGGGACCGGAGAGCCGCAGCTGCCCGGTCATCGCCACGTGCCCGTCGCGAGCGATCAACTCCTGGTTGATGTACTGCTCGACGCGATTGAAGTTCGCCTGCACCGGTCCAGCTGCTGCCGGTGTGTCGTCGACGATGTCGTACTGCAGGTCCAGGGGCATCAGCGAAATCTCCTCATGACGTATTTGGCGACAATGCCATCGACACCCCACCGGTTGCGCTGGGTGACCACCGAAGACTGAACCCGCAGCTGCACGGAGCGAGCCAGCCCGAGGCTGCCACCACGGATCATCTCAGAACCGCTCGTCGCCGCACCCCAGTCGGCTCCACGAGCAGCATCTGCTCCATCCGCCTCCCAATCGAAGCCGTGATCCTGCGGATCATCGAAGCCGAGTTCACGCCAGAAGGCATCACCTTTGGTCTGCAGCACCAGGGTGCGGCTGCGACGGACGTTGGTCTCGTCGTAGTCACGGAAGGTCTCGACGATCAGCTGGGTGTCGACGTCGACTCCCCGGCAGATGAACGTCGGTCGCCGCCAGGACTTCTTGCGATCCGGCCATCCGGCATGCAGCCAGCGGGTGCGGTAGTAGGCGTCGAATGGTTGACCGACGGCGAGGGGGCCGACGCTGATGTCCAGTCCGCTCACCGTGGTGATCACGCGGCCATCCACGGTGCCGAGCACCGAAGCACCGGCGATGTCATCGTAAGCATCGGGGATGACATCGAGTGTCACCAGCCCGGCCAGATGGGTGGACCACAGCGTGGCCAGCGGGTACTTCTGTTGGACATCGGAGCCATCGAGCACCGGTCCGGGAGTGCCCTGCTCGGAGCGATACATGACCCACGCTCCCTGGCCGACTTGCGGATCGTAGACGAACGCCGTCGAAGGCTCCACCGTCGAACCAATGTCCTTGCGCCACGGCACCGAGACCCACAGCCTGCGCCCCGCCCAGGAGACGAAGACGTTCTCGAAGTTGATCAGGTCATCGAACGCCGGGCGCAGGTTCTCCGAGATCGACACCGGGGCCTGTCCGCCGTAGCCGTAGATCCCACCGTGCGACGAGGCTGAGTAGAAGTAGCAGGCCGTCTCCGACTTGCCGATCGAATGCGGGCCCTGGCATCCGATCAGCGCCGAGACGCGGACCAACTGCCAGGTGCTCTCGTCGTAGCCGTACAGCGCCCACATCGTGTTCGACTTGAAGACCAACAGGTGGTCGTTGAACGAGGCCAGGGCGGTGATCCGCCCGCCACCGATGTCGATGTCGATGAAGTCGGTGTCCCGCCAGGCGTCAGGCACGCCGGGATGCGACCAGCGCAGCCGCGATGGGTGCGCGACCCCGCCCTCGGTGGTCCCGGCCACGAACAGGTACCCGGCGTGAGCTTCGATGTGTTCGGCGCGGGGCACCGTGCCCAACGTGGGGGCGTCAACCTCCGACCACGTCTCCGGCGTCATCGCGGTGACCGTCGGCGCGCCGACCGAGGGCTGGCGGAGACGGTAGCTGGACTGGTTGATGCCGCAGCTGACGTACAGATCGTCGGCCCACGCAGCGAAGTCCGCCTGATGTCCGACCGCCCGGCAGTTCGGTCCGGTGATCAGACTGAACACCGCGGTCTCGCTGGCCGAGTAGAGCAGATGGTTCTCGACGACGTAGATCCACTGCCCGTCGTTGGCGTGGACGTGGAGGAAGGCGTTGCGCGGCTGGAAGTCGGGCTGGGTGGGCCGAGCATCAAGGTCGACGATCGGGGTCTCATTCCATCGCCGCCAGCCGCGGCGGGTGTAGAACCCACCACGCGGGTCGATGTCGACGTTGAGCATGTCCGGTGACTCGTCGTCCGCCAGCTGGAATTGGTCGGCTCTAAGGTTCAGACCTCCCACATACGAGACAAGGTTCAGAGGCTCCAGCCGGTTGGCCATCAGGAACTCGTCGCGGGCGGGTTGATCACGTATGCCGGGTAGCCGCCCATGCTGCCACCACCTCCGAGCACCAACGGACGGTGCCGCGGTGGCTGCAAGATGGCCTGCATCAGGCCGCGGCAGTCCCGTTCCCAGCGCGCCATGTAGACACCTTCGAGGACTTCATCTTCCTGGGCGGCGTACGACAGGCTCATCGCGTAGTAGCACAGCGCCGGATGCAACCGAGGGTCGATGTCGGGGATCGACGAGGCCCCGTCGGACCACACCGGCTGACGGTAGCCGCGCACGTTGAAGTCGAACGCCCCGGTCGAGCCAGGACTGGGCATGAACCACAGCTGTCCCTGCCATGCCGTCCAGTACACGGGGACGCCGACGGTCTGCGGGGTGCCGATGTAGAAGCTGTCTTCGACGTTCTCGTAGGACATGTAGATCAGTCGCCGGTTGTCGGCGGAGATCAGCGAGATGATCGACGGGGCATCCAGATCAGCCGGGATGGTGGCCGACAGGGACCCGTCCGCCTTCGACAACGCCCAGGAAAACTCGTTGCGCGGCCAACGATTGTCGAGAGCCATCGTCCGCGTGAAAGCGTCCTGCAGGTAGGTGTTGAGGATCGTGTCAGGCAGTTCCTCATCGTCGACGTCCAGGTGTGCGCGGACGTAGTTCCTCAGTCCCTGGACGTCGATGGCGCGGCCCTTCTCTTCGGTTCGATCAACCCCAACGACAAGCTGTGGCCGTAGCAGTAACCGGTCGACTTCATCGCTGGTGCACCACAGGTTTCCCTGGTGCAGCGATTCTTCCTGGCGACACGTGTCGCCAGCGGTGCAGCGGGCTTGCGCTCGACGAGCACGCTGAGCGAAGGTGGCTCGACGTACGGAGCGGTGGAGTACAGCCCAGCAGGCTGGATGTTGTCGCCGGGAGCGTTGGTCCGCTTCTTGGCCACCACCGGATCACCGTATGCCTGGTCGATGAGTGCCACGTGCTCGCCCACCGACAAGGCGGGCTTGATGTGGTCAAACGATTCAGTGCCCATGTGGCCTCCTCGAAGGTCGGGGCCCCCCGAAACGCAGGTTCCGAGGGACCCCGAAGTCTGGCCTACGTGAAGGTCATCGCCGTGATCTTGAAGTTGCGCCGACGCTCCCTCGTGGTGGTGTTCCCGTAGGTGGTGATGAAGCTGACCCGGGCGTCGATCGTCGATGCCGCTGGGACACCGGGGATCGTCGCGTTGGACGTCGGCGCGGTGCCGATGGTGCCCACCCCGGAGCCCGCGCTGACCGCCCCGGAGAGGTTGGCGGTGAACGGCGACTGCTTGAAGTTGCGCTCCGAGTGCAGCGTCAGACCGACGTACTTGGAGTTCAGCCCGAGCATCGTCCCCGCCGGGGCATCCGGGTCCCAGAAGAT